TAGAAGATCTAACATCATCTTCATTAGCACGAGATTTTGCAGCTTTTTGGCGCAACCCTTCCTCAAGAGCTGCTCTAGCGGCATCTTGTTCTTCAGGTGTAGTAGTTGGCTTTACATCTTTGGGTGCCTTGCGCGGATCGTCTTTACCTTTTCCACGACCATAATTCTTTTTTGCCATTATTTTTTGTCCTTAGTTCCAGGCTCAAATGTCTCAACATCATCAAGATCTGGTGTTGCTTCGTCTCCCTTACCAGGATTTGCACCCTTACGCTGGAAGATTCCCTTAGCTTCACCTACTGATGCATCTACAACTTCACCAGTCCAACGATCAGGGTTTTTAATCTTTGTTCCAGGATTTTTTGGATCGTCAATAAATTCATCAGTATTATTAGTTGCGCGGTTAAGTTCTTTAAGGTGCCTACGTTGACCACGAGCCCTCTTACCTAATTCTTTAGTCTCTTGTGCTTTACCCCAAGCACCTGTAGCAGCACCAATAACGGCCTTCTTACGATCTTGCTCTCCACGTGATTCATTGGTAGCTGTGTTAATGCGGATGCTTGCATCTGCACGATGATCGATTAGTTGCTTCTCTAATTCAAAGGCGCTTTTTTGTCTAAAGATTGATCCTATGCCGCCATAGGTTCGGTTACGACCCATGCCGTTATTGGATTGAACCATTCTCTGGCTATTAAAAATAAACATCTTTTGATCCCATCTAATCTTTAGGTACTGGCAAAAGTTTAGCAACTCCGCCTTGATCTGTAAGCGCATGAGCATTATTATTATAATGGTGCATGCAGAAGGTCAATTCCCCAGAGGGGAATAGTACCACGATCAGGGCCCTAGCCGAGCAAAGGTCGCAGGATTCCCTCACATTTACTGAAATATCTTCTTCCGCCAATAAGTATGTCATAGGGATAGTATCCCACTAAAGCAAAAAGCCGGGAGCGTGAACTCCCGGCTATTTGTTTGTGTTGAGAAGCTTATGAAGCTGTCGCAAACGGTGTGATTGTAATTGTAGCTGTTGAGAGGACTGAACCTGTTCCAGCTGCAACTGACTGAGTCTTGATTGTTCCAGCAACACCTGTGAGGCCAGCAACAGAGAGACCTGTTGTTGATAGTGTTCCTGAAGTTGTGGTTGTGTAAGAAACAGTGTTTGTAGCAACTGCTGTAACTGTGAATGTACCGTTGAGCGCTGTATCTGGTGATACTAGGTTTGCAACAGTAATCTTAGTTCCAACTGGGTATTTAGCGCCAGCACCTGATGAGGTGATTGTTGCTGTTGTACCTGTACGTGCAACTGCTGTGATTGTTGAAGCAGCGTTTGTAGCTGCTGTTGCAGTTGTAATGTTAGCTGCTTCGTAACCAGCATCCTTAAGAGTATCAAGGGCTACTGCTGTAGTGTTACCAACTACTGAAGGTACTACAATGTAACCAAGGCCTGCACCATCAGCTGCTGAACGAGCTGTTGTTGATTCTGCCTTACCGTACCACTGTCCTGTAATTTCACCAGCGTTAGCTGAGTTAGTTACTGTGAACTGTAGCTTGTTAGCTGTAGCAACAGTTACTGCTGATAGATTGTAAGCTGATTCTGTAAGACCTGTAACATTGATAACGTCTCCAGGTGCAAGGTGGTTTAGTGATGTGTATGTAACAGTTGTTCCATTACCTGAAGCTGCTGTAACCTTGTAGTTACCTGCTGCTTCGATGTAACCTGGGAAACCTGCCCACTCAGCTTCAATGTCTGAGTGATTTCCAAGTGCTGCGTTTAAGCGTGCACTATCAATCTTTCCTGTAGTTGTCCACTGTGCGTTTTGTGCAGCACCGTATGCAACTGTTGCTGTTGGAGTTCCATCAGCACGTTCGTCGTTTGGTAGAGGTGGGCGTGATCCCCATACAAAATCTACTCGTAAATTTCCTGCTGAGTCGGTAGCGTTACCGTTGTTGTTAACTCCAGCTGGTTGTGCCGCAATTGCGACTGTTTCTGCGCCGGTACCGCTGGGAGACCCAATAGCTGCCGGTTCGTTGTAACTTGACATATGTATTCCTTCACTTGATCAATGTGAGTGTCCGGGATTGGACAGGGACAATAATCCCAGAGATTACGCCTCTTGTATGCGTGTAACGATCTTTCCGCCAGAATAAATATCATGCTTAATAGCAATAGCAATAGCTTTCTTAAGAATTGACTCTGCTTCTTGTGGGGTTTTAATTTTTGTGTAGTTTAGGGCTTCCAAAGCACCAAGTGCTAAATCTCCGCCGCTACCTGCGTAGTATACGTTGCGGGCTTCTCTATCCCAAGAGTAGTCATTAAATATAGGGTAGATGACTCCACGAACAGAAACTAACAGGTTAGAGTCATGCCAAGCTGAATCACCGTCTTCTTTACCTTCAAAGCCTGCATCTTGAAAAGCTTTACGCATTGAAGGTATAAATGTCCGTGTCATAAATAAATCTAGATCTTCACCTACACGAGGCTTTGGTGGCTTCCAACCAAACTGTGCAATGTTTCCACCTCTAGAAGCGCCGGAGACCGCTATCAGTACACCATTGTTATTAATTATTTTATCCGTAGACAGTTCCATGAAACGACCATCTTCATCTGATGCGCGTGAGTCACATCCAATAACAGTCCAACCATCACCTTGTATTGCAGCAAGCGTTGTCATAGTGGCCCCTTTTTAAATTTAGACTTTACTAAATTAAATAACTTGCGAAAAGGCCCGACCTCAAACATATATGAGTGAGTATGAGAGTCATCGTGCTTATGATGGTCTTTATGTCTAGTGACACCGTTGTTAATAAAATATGGCCCACCAGCTTTAGAAAAATGATTTCTTCCCATGGTAACCCTCTCAGTAGATGTATATGGTATCAGTAATTTGGAATTGGTGCACCATCAGGGCCATATTTGCCATAATACTCTTCATTGGCCTGAATCTCGTTGTGGAAGGCCTCTCCACGTGTTCTAGGCAAGGATCCAGAGTCAGTTACTGTATACGGGTGGTTTAACAAGGCTTCTTGTACAAACTCATTTGTAGAGTTTGCATCCTTTAGGCCTTCCCACAAAAAGTCATCTACATCGGCATATTCAATCCAAGTGTACTTAGGAAGGTTGCCAGGACCTGGGTCAGTCATTACAATGATCAATGTCTTAGTGTTATAGTTGTAGCAACACTTCTTAGCTCTTGGACGAGGTCCACCAGATGTCGGAGCATCAATCTCTTGATATCCTGGTCCGCAGAGACGACTACGTTCTCTCTCGTTTTTTAAAGCAGCGGCTATAGCAGCATAGTTATCGGGGTCAACCTCAGGTTTAAACCTACTTGATCTATATTTATCTGCCATAGTAATAGTTTACCGGGTTTTAGGACTATTGTCCGCCCCAGCCTCCACCACGAAATACGGCGGGGGTAGCTGTCCATACACGTGACATACTAGACTGACAACAAGTAGGTTCGTGATCTTCACCAAATTCACGGTAGATCTCTCGTACCATCCCACATTCATTACACTTGTAGTCATAGTTAGGCATTAGTCGGAGCACTCCTTACATCTTGCAGTTGGGTTCTTAGTTCCTACAGGTACTTGAAACATCACTCCACAATTGTAGCAGAGCACATCCAATATTAATTTTTCCATAATTTTCCAAACTTTCGGCGGGGAGCCTTTGTATTTACAATAATAGGGCAGTTTAAAGACTTACCCAGGTCAAGTGTATCAGACTATGAGATTTCGATAGTCTTTGCCTTCTTTGCTTCTGGTAGCTCTTGCTTCAATATAATACGAAGCATACCATCCTTCAACTCTGCACCATTTACAACTACGTACTCAGCTAAGACGAAGTCTTGCTTGAAGTCACGTGCTGCGATACCCTTGTGCACGTACTGGTCCACAGATGGCATTGAGGAGCCTTCTACGGTCAGTGTGAGCTCTTGTACGGTAATCTTGATATCTTCCTTAGCAAACCCTGCTACAGCGATCTCAAGGACATAGTTGTCCTTTGATTTAAAGATGTTGTATGGAGGATACCCTGCGGTCTTAGTATTGGCAGAGACATGCTTGAATGTATCAAATAGAGGATCGAACCCGATTGCCCACCGATCAAACTGTGGAAACAGTGATGTAATGGTAATTGGTGTGTCGATCTTAGGGATCTTAGTATAAGAGTAGTCCTTCGGACTCTTTGGGCCCCACGGATCTGTGTAGCGATCTGTATGGTGTTGTGGGTCGTGTTTTCCTGATGACGGCATAATAGCCATAATTATCTCCTTAGACGATAACTAGTAGTTTGAGCCTCATTGTTGAGCGCTCTATTACCAGTATAGCCAATTAGCCACTGCCTGTCCTATGTATACCCCCAAAAATTTCTATGATCATAGTTCCCCCGATTTCCCCCGCCAAATTTACAAAATGTTATAAATGTCACAATTCGGACATTTGGCCACTGCCATACCCATAATAGGCCCACTAGTCAATCTCACCTGGAAGACAAATTGGGGCAAAGGCGTTTAAGGGTGGGGGGGTCAAAAAGGGACAAATAAGATTAGGGTGTCCAGAGCAAAAGTTAGGGTAGAAGGCTTACCCTTAGGCATAAGCGACATTTCTATTGTGTCGCTACCTATGGTGGCAGATAGTGCTGTGCCATAGGTAGCACGGGGCATAGCGCCCTGATTTACCGTTAAAGGGAAACCTATGACTACAATCACAATAGAGGAACTAAAGACCTCTTACAAATCTTTAGAGTCCAAGTCCGTGTCCATTGATGTGTTCGCACAGGGGTTTAAGCAGAACCCTGAAGCAACTATCCTTGATGTGTATGATGGTGGCAAACCATCTGCTGGTCAAGCGGTAGCACTCTTTGGTGGCTACATCTCAGCCCGTCTGGGTATGGAAACCAAGGACATCGTCAAGCGTTCGTCTGTATTGTCTGCTAAGTGGGCAGAGATTTACAACCACATCCAGACAGAGGGCGTAGATACAGTCATTGCTCGTATCAACGAACTACAGAAGGAACTGGACAACACTCCTATCGACTATGATGCCGTACGCAAGACATCATTCGCAGGCTTGGAAAAGCACGCTAAGGCACTACTCGGTGCGGGTACTACAACCAACACCGAGGAAGGCAAGGTGAAAGACATCATCAACACCTTGCTACGCAGTATCGACCTCCCTTCTCTCAACGAGTTGATGGAGAACACACTAGAAACAGTTTAGTCTAGTCATAGTCGCAGGGGGCAGAAATGCTCCCTGCCTCTATGTATGTCCATAATGTGGGCATACATAGTGTCGTACTGCTACTCCCTAGTAATACCCATCCTGCGAGGTGTGGATGAACAGGATGTATAGACACACACAGTAGCCATGTCGCTAGCCTATTAACTAACTAAGTGTTCTTTCTGTTAGGTGGTCTAGTCCGCACCCTTCATACGCGGGCTAGGCCACTACTAACTATGTACATACATAGCGTGGCAGTACAACCAGGTCTACGACTAGGGTCTAGGTCTGTTATCAGGTAAGAAGGGAGTGCTTATGAGTAAAGAACTGTGTGACTGTGGTCATACACACAAGCATTGCGTATGCCCTACTTGTCCCAAGTGTGGCTACATAGAGTGTTATTGCGAAGAGTTATCAGGTAGTTAGTGAAAGATACATAGGAAGCCTGCGCCTTGGTCAGCGTAAGGACTGGATAAAAGGAGAGCCAATGTGATATTGCTCCGTCCTGTGTATCTCTCACTCCCTATCTGTGGAGTATCTAACAAGGAGGTCTGTTATGAGTACAGATTGCTGTAAAGTTAGTCATCAAAAGGCTGCTATCCAACACTCCAAGTGTTACAAGGCTGGAGAGTGTCTGTGTGGTCCATGTGAGTGTGATTGCCATTACTGAGTCAATTACTATCACCACATCTAAGACTGTTGTATCTATCAATGGTCTCATTGTCTATGCTCTTCTATCTAAAAAGATAGTAATCAAACAGTCCCCCGCCGTTTTTTCACCAAAGGAGACAGTAAGTGTCCAATCGTAAATACACAGTAGCAAGCCCGCCTCGTGTTCACGAGGTTGCTCGTGCTTGTGGTATGTCTAGTAAGCAAACTATTGATTGGTTGTACCTATTCAACTATCAAATCTATCGCACCCCGTCACATAAGGTGCCTCTATCTATTGCCATAGCCTTTCTTAACTGGCTCAAGTTTGGCAAGTAATCCCCCCGAAAAAAGCAAGGTAGTAAGCGGAAGGTACATAGGACAATAGGCTGAGGCTCACGGTAGCGTGTAGGTCTTCACTTTCCCTATGTATCTCCCACTCTCTATCTGAGAGTAGAAAGCAGGTCATCATGGTACTAGATAATGGTACAACGCTTGGCATAATGATTGCGCTGTTAGGTTCAGTGACAGTCATGTGCTTATTTTGGCGTGAGAACATCCGCCTAACCAAAGAGGTTAGACGCCTACAAGTAGCACTACGAGATGAAAGGCGAAACAAGTAATGTTCCCCGAGTTTGACGGCACACAAGCCTGTGCCACTATGGATCAAGAGATGTTCTTCCCTTCATCTCTTGATGATACCCGCAAATCATTACAGTTAGTAGTACCTATCTGTAAGTCTTGCTCTATGTATACCAAGTGCTTTACTTACTCACGCAATACAGCAGGTATCCAAGGTATCTGGGCTGGAGTTATGTACGAAGGCTTAGGTTACACCACACCACTAGATAACACTGGTAGGTTGAAAGGAGAAAAGAAAAGTGCGTAAAGAGTTTGAAGATATAGATAAAGCACTTACCGAACTACAAGAAGTAGTAACTAAAATGCTAGTTGAGGTAGGTGTTATGCGCCTACAAGTACACATAGTAAAAGAAACAATGGATAAGTAAATGACGGGTTCAGTTTACCCATGTAAACAATGTAATGAACAAAACTGGTACACAGATATAGATGATAATGACCTATGTAAAAAGTGTGCCAACACAAACAATCTAGGAGCCACATGTTCCGCAAATCCCCCAACAAAGACAAGGTAAGACGAATACAGCAATTACGACGCTCAAACGCAGCAAGTGCTATACCCAACAAAAAGCGTTGGTCTAAGCGCATGCGTAACCTATGGAAAAAGGAGATACAAAGTGAGTAAAAAGATGCCAGATAAAAAAGAACTAATTGCCCATGGATACATGACACCAGGTGATTTTGTAGATAGATTAGTTCCTGGACTTAAAGAGTATCTAAAGCATAACTGGGGATGTAAACCCGATGAGTTGTACCACCCAGAAGATCTATTCTCTAACGCAGAAATATATTTAGAGGTAGCACGCCATGTCGTGGGAGACTTTGGCGTAGCACCACACAATAAAGCATAGGCTGCGGACCTATGCTATGGGCGGGGTTGAGAGTTGCGGGACTCTCCCCCGCCCTACTTTTTTTTGCCTCTGTACAATGCGATAGTAACGTGACGCGTTACTATCGGATTGTATAGACAATCCAAGGAACACTACCGGCTCTGACATGACGGGCGAGGAATAGAGTGTGCTAAGGCTTCGAACGGTATTCCTATGAGAATAGGTAACCCTAATAGATGTATCCGACCCCACTGTTGGACCCTTTATCCTCGTGAGACTTCGTGGGCTCACACGATATTGGCTACGTACGATGACCGAAAGCAATAATGTAGTGCCAATCAAAAGTCATAATGATAGAGACTATAAACTATCAACGGGCATGTGGAGACACGCCCCAACACAAACAAACCCACACACAAAGGAGGGCTGGCCCATGGCTAGCACTAAAGTAATAGCAACAACTTGGGCAAAGAAAGACTTGCTCAAGAAGTTAAACGACACGCTCAAGCGTATGGACGCAGAGATAGTTGCATGGGAAAAAGATAATGCAACTCTTGAAAAACGTCAACAAGCTTGGGATAAAAAAGCAGCTACTTGGGCTAAAGCAAATCTGTCCAAAGCAAATGATATGGATACAAATACATATCATAACCGATTCCAATTGAACTTCTCTTTTGATCCTCAATTGGCATTGGATGCTTTAGGTGAGCGACCATCAAATGATCGCAGACCTGATTACAAAAACACTAGCTATAACAAAGATGTTAGTGAGTACGAACAGGTGGAAAATGCTATCGCTCTAATCGAAGGCGCAACTGATACTGAGTTCAAGATCAACTCATCTTCAACTTGGGCATCATTCATCCGATAACAACTTAATAACGCCTAGTGCGGTTGGTTTCTAAAGTTCTTCCTGAGGTAAAAGAACTCCTGTCCTGAGCATGACAAGGCTAAACTGCTCATTACTTATACCCGAAAGGATAGCAATGACAGAGCTAGTAGGTAAATATGTACAAACGCCAGATGGCACTCAGTATGTATGGCAAGAACAAGAAGTACCCGCCCCAACGTTTGACAATACTACAAACAAACTATTATTCTTAACAGAAGCAGTGTTGTTTCACGGCTGCACCCGCAAAGAAGCATTGATGCTATGGGATGATGGCATCGATACGCTATACAGTGTAGTGGAAAGTATCCACACACAATCTACGCCGGAAGGATAGATAAATGGCTACAAAATCAAAAGGGGCTCGTAATGATAGCCGCCCCAATGGCAAGGCATGGAAAAAGAACCCAGGCCCTGCTCAACCACCAAAGACCAACTTCACAGCTATCAATCACCGAAGCCCAGAGAATCACGCTAAGCGTGAGGCTTGGAAAGCAAAAGGTGGTCGTTGGAATCACAAGTCAATTCCTCACTGGAAGACTGGCAAGGTGTATCAACCAACATCAATCGCACCAGCGTTTGACCCTGATAAACTCAAGGAGTTATTAAATGCGTAAGAAAAAAGTTATTGCTGCAATAGAGCAGCAAATACTAGAGGAGCACGCAGAACTACACGGCATTGAACAACAAAATGCCCGCGCATATTACAGTGGTCTAATGGATGGACTAGGCTTTGCCCTCAAGATGCTAAAGCCCAACTCATCTGTCATCTCACTAACATCTGTATGGTATACAGACGATGACCCAACACAAACATTAGAGCGGGACCGTGAGCGTGTCATTGAACTTCGCTATGTTGACCTGGAGGATCCAGAACCTGCAATATGTAACGCAGGATTATTCGAAACAATCGAGTCCAACTAATGTGGAAAATGCGTACATATTTTGAGTGGGAAAGTTACTTAGCCAATGGTCGTAAAAAATACGAACGCACATTGTATGACCGTGGCTTACGTATCCAACACGCCAACAAATTCAAACGTGGTGGCAATATTGAAATAGTAATGCCTTGGTTAAACAACTTTCCAATTATTACTATTCACCCAGATAACACAATGACTCTTAATGGTGAACAAACAACTACAATTTGGGGTCACTCATTCAATCCATTAAAAGCACAAAGCACACGCTATACCTTGTGGAAGTATGCTGGAATAGAGGTTGTTCAACGCAACTTTAAATTTCAACTATACGAAGTAGATGCACCGTTAACACCTGTAAAGATACAGGGTTGCCGTACTTGTAATAAAACAGGTAGGGTAGATGGTTGGTGTAATGGTAAGGTCTGTTGGGATATTGATGACCGTACAGGACTGTGCTCTAAGCACCCTGAAGTAACAATATCAGATACAGAACGACAACGTGGTAGACACATGTTGCTATGTGAGCACAATGAAAAAACAAGTCACAAAGTACCACGAGGATACGAATGTTATTCCTGTCAAGGTATAGGTAAGCGTGACTATGGCAGTAAACGAGTTTCTTTACTTTGGGATGGTTCTCCAATCAAAGTAAAGGATAGAAAGATATACAAACAACCACTAACAGATCTAGAAAGGATCGTGGCAGAGTATGTTGGACCTACAAGTAACGTATGATCCAGGCGTCTCAATAGGTGGGCACATGACTAACAGTACATACGATATATCGGAATGTGCTGTTGGCTTGGCCTCTGGGTTAATCCCTAGAAACTTTATTGAGTTAAGTAATCAAAGCACCAACTTTAGAGACGGTGTACTAAATTACTTAGTAGACAGAGTTACAGATACAGATAGACAAAGAACTATCTTGGAACTCTTATCTGCTGCTGTAGCGTCACAACAAGTAACAGAAGATGGAGTTGATACTCTCAGAGTCTATAGTGAGTATGCTGCTCCTCTTGCGTTAAGCTGGGGTGAAACTGTACTAGCAGGAAGAATCATTGTGCGTAACAACCCCAATCGCACAAGTAACTTCCTAAAGACAACAGCTATAGCGTTTGACAAACAAATGGATGCTGCAATGTTCAAGTCCCTTATTTCTAATAGCACATCCAATGCTAGAAGTATATGGGAAACCATTGAGCTACCATTACTACAACCATAACCAACACAAACAAATGAAGGGCGTACATGTCCAACAAGAAAAAGGAAGACCCAACAACCGCAATTGATCTAATCAACTGTGGTAATTGTGGTCGCCGTATAAGAGACGGTCAACCTAGTGTTGCAGTTCTAAACACTAGATACAAAGGTTATGAGTACTATCACGAATCCTATATGGGATGTTACGAATCTACCAGAGAGTCTGGCAAGCGTCGTATCATGCATCGTGATAAACCGTGGTTGAACAGAGTATACGAAACTGAATACGCTGAGCAAACACAGCAACACTGGAGTAATTAAGGACTGAGTGCGGGATGACTGTTGCGTCAGAAAACAACTTTCCCTTAATTACTTAACATACCTGGTTGGCTAAGCCAACCTCAAGCATACTAAATAGATCCTAGACCAGAATAATTTACATGGTTACCGTATTGGTGGTGTAAACCCAATATATGCGAGCTGAGAAGACAATGTGCGGTGACATTCCGTCCCTGTAAGCAACGGGGGTAAGCCAACCAGGTATTTACAAATAGACAAGGAGCAATACATGTGTCACGAATGTGATGATGAAGACTCAATGCCAACAGAAGAGTTTACTATTAACATGATTCCTGAAGAGGAACGTGAAGAGTTCTTAGACTATGCTGTTGACAAATTTCACAAAGTTATAGAAAAAGCAGTAGAACATGACATTCTGTTTAGTTTAATAACAGAGTGGCCTGAGCATAAGCAGGCACTGTTTACATTTGCTACAGTCATGGAAGATAAACTGTTTAACGACGACTAATTTTCCTTACATTGGGTAAGGGAACGATACCAATAACAACGAAGGGCAATGATATATGGATATCGCAATGTTCACAGAATCGTACGAACCAAGCATGGGAAATAAGCGCCGTCAGGTTCTTATTACTCCACACAATGGTGAGGTACGCATCTACTCACGTGAGACTGATGGTACAAAAGGCCCCCACAATAAGTGGGAGGAAACAACACTAGACCAGCTCACTGTGTTCACAATAGATACCAAGGAAGTACTAACTCGTACTCCTGTCGGTGTGTATGTAACACCGGCAGATGAACGGGCTATGACCTCCAAAGGTTATTCCCCAGTACTTGGCACTAAAGCATGCGACAAGCATACTCGTGCCGCTGCTACACAAGACACAACACCAATGGTAGAAATCATTTGCGATTTCTATAACCGAATCAGTATGGGAGATGACTCATTGGAAACCTATGTAACAGATAACCGTGCTGCGACAAGCACTACAGTTCCTCTAGTAGTACCTGTTCCAACACAAACAATGGACGACCTAGCGCCAACAACATCAGCGCCTTCGTTCAACGTATCACTAGCAACCGTTCCTCCAATGAAATTGGCTGAGCGTTACGTACATCGTAAGGTGTATGGGGTCGAAGACTTCACAACCTTTGACAAAGCACGTGCTAATGGTATTAACGTTCTTATCTATGGCCCTACAGGTCCAGGTAAAACAACAGCTGTAGAAGCGTGGGCAGCATCTCGCAGTCTTCGCATGGCTACAGTATCTGGTAACGCATCTATGGAATCACGCCAGTTGTTCGGTGGCTTTATTCCTGATGGCAATGGCAGTTATGGTTGGATCGATGGTCCAGTAACTGATGTTGTACGCAACGGTGGTGTTTTACTGCTCGATGAGATGAACTTCATCAGCCCTAAAATCTACACCACTTTATACCCACTCACTGATGGTCGTCGTAGCATTACGCTTCTTGACCACATGGGTGAAACAATCGTGGCCCACAAAGACCTTACAATCTTTGCGACCATGAATCCAGACTACATCGGCACTACACCACTTAACTTCGCTATGCGTAATCGCTTTGACATTCAACTGTCATGGGATTACGATGATGCGGTAGAGGCTAAGCTGGTCTCATCTAAAGCTCTCTTACTAGTCACTAAGCAACTTCGTACTGAGGCTGCTAAGGGTCAGTATGAGACACCAATCTCAACTAACATGCTCATCGAAGTAGAAGAGTTCATCAAGGACTCTGACCTTGGCTATGAGTTTGCTATCGAGAACTTCATTGCTCACTTCAGTAGTGATGAGCAAGCATCTGTGCGTTTGGTATTCCAAACTCACGAACACAATATCAAAACAGACTTTGGTATTGCTGTGCCTGTTCAAGTTGAGCAAGAGCCAGACAAGACTATCGAACAACAAGTATCAGAATGGTTAACAACAGCTAGTTCATCTATCTAAGACAGGAGTTATATGTTTAAAGACGAGATTGAAACCGGTTGGATGGCAGAGGTACGTGCGGAAGAGGAACAGCTAAGAACTGTTCGTCTTAATGCGCTATGTCGTGTCTATGAACAAGCAGACCGTGTACTGACTGGTGACCCAGTCATTGTAAATGTTGTTCCTGATGGCCCCGCACCTGCGTGGTCTGATGGCGCATCAATTACATTCAATGCCAGTGAAATTGAGGAGATTGATTTAGAGACATTGACTCAAATCAACGGCCTTAACTATCACGAGATGGCACATCAACTCTATACCCCAAGGCGTGGAACAACATTCATGAAGTGGGTAGTAGAGAATCAGTATCTACAAGCAGCAAACATGCTGGAGGACCAGCGTATCGAGACGTTGCTTGTAGCACGCTATCCATCTGTAGTACCATTCCTAACAGCAACAGTTGCTAGGTGGCTTGGCAATACGCCAGAGTCCTCATCAAGTAACTATCTGTTAGTACGTGGTCGTAGATACTTACCTCTGGAAGTTAGACAAGCCTTTCGTGACTTGTTTGTAGCACCAGAGTTAATACCAGTAATCGCTGACATCGTAGATCAGTATCGTGTCTTAGCATTTCCTCGTGACTATGACAAGGCACAGGAACTTATCAAACGATTCAATGACGAAGTTATTGGTCCTCTAGGTCTGCCCGAGTTACCTCAAGGTATGGGTGGATGTACAAACAGAGACCCAGTATCCAAAGGTCGTCCCGAACCTGGCAAGGCACAGGAGAAAGACGCAAGCAGGACTGGTGGTGGTAACTCAGCAGAGTCAACAGCTGTCTCTCGTAAACCAAACCCAAACAAGCCCAACACAAACAATGGCTCCAGCCCTGCACCACAAACTGCTGACGAAGCGCTAGACATTCGTGAGCGTAATCAACAAGGTACGCAAAGCCCAGACCCCAATGGAGGCACGGGCCATCACGCTAGTCTAGGTGGTATACCAGACAACGTAACAGAAATGCTAGACGATGTTATACAAACTGTGTTAGAACGCAAGGATGTACAACAAGACGTCAAAACTAAACAAAAGGTAATCATTGGTGGTGATGGCAAACACGACGATAACATAAAGCGTGGTAAGTTTGACCTAACCAGAGTTCCAGATGAATCCTTACAACTATCACGACGCTTTGCCAAAGAACTTCAACGCTTGCGCGATGAGTGTGAGCCTATGTGGCATCGTGAGGAAGCTAGTGGTCGACTAAACATGCAGCGTGTGTTTAGAGGCTGCGAGATTGATGAAGCCTTTGACCGTTGGGATGAAGGTAATGATGGTGCAGATGTAGAAGCAGTGATTCTTGTGGATCGTTCTGGTTCTATGTCTAGTGGTAGAAATGACATGCATGCGTCTATTGCTTGTTGGACTATTAAACGTGCACTTGAATCAATCTCTGCACCGGTTACGGTGTATGCCTTTGACGATGAGGCTGAGGTAGCCTATCGTCGTGAGGAACAAGCAAACAAAAACCAGTACAAATTCATCTATGGCAATGGTGGTACCAATCCATACTCCACGCTTGTAGCAGCCGAGCAGTTACTTATGTCTTCTCGTAAGAAAAATAAGATGCTGTTCTTAGTTACTGACGGTGCGTTTGATGCGTCAAAAAATGACGAAATCATTGAGCGTATCAACAAACGTGGCGTGCTAACTGTTATGACACTAATCATGTCTGACAGGGATATGGAATACTATCAAGAGAACCACAGCATGGGTATGGACCAGTTCAAGCACAAGACAGAAGTCTTTGGCCGTATTAGTACAGCCAAGGATCTTCTACCGTTTGCAAAGTCAGTAGTTACAGGCGCCATCAAAAAGCGCAGTCGTTAATCCAACACAAACAAAGGAGCGTCAAATGTATGTAGTATTCGACAGTCTCACTGAGACTTTAGTGGGTCCATTCAACGACTATGAGAGTGCGCAGATGTTCTTGCTCATTGCCTCAGATGAAGTTGCGGACGGTGGTTCTCACTTAACAATAGAATCTATCTCCGAGCCAATTGAATGGGCTCAAGATAATCACATTCGTCTATCAGCGGTTCTCTAATGGATTTAGAGGCGCTAAGACAATCAGACCCAGAACAATGGGTAATTCAAACAATCAAACAGCGTGAAGAACAACGCTATAGTAAAAGCAAAGCATTAGCTAGGAGACTTCTTCGTAGACACAACGCAGAAGATCTTATACCAATGCTTGGCTTAGAAGAAGAGGAGGAGTAGTATGTTATGCAGTCACTGTGGCTCACCTATTGAAGGTAAAAGCACATTCGTAACAACCAAAGCAAATGTAGAGATAATGTGGTTTCATGATAACCCATTAGATTGCTACATAAAAGAAACACCAGTGTCGTTTCACAAACGACAATCATTCATAATGAAAGAGCTTGTTCTAGCTGGCTACGCCGGGGAATAGGAGTAAGCATGGTAAATACATTCTTGCCATGGCCTGATTATGATAAAACAGCCGAATCCTTAGACAACAAGAGACTTGGGAAGCAACGAGTAGAGGCGTTGCAAATACTGAGGGCCAACTTGGGTCTAACTAAGGGATGGCGTAACCACCCAGCTGCAGTGATGTGGCGTGGACATGCAGGTAGCCTTATAGAATACATCTATGCTATCTGTAACGAGTGGAAGCGCCGTGGCTTTGAAGACAATGTATCAAAGCAAGTTAGTGAACTCTATAAACAGTATACATTCCCACCTGAAAGCTTTGAAAAGCCTTGGTGGGTAGGTAAACGCAAGTTTCATAGGTCTCACAAATCAAACCTAAAGCGCAAGAATCCGGAACACTATATGTTTAATGTACCGGATGATTTACCGTATCAATGGCCTACGCCTGAGAATACGTTTCGTACAACAGCAAAGAAATAAGGAGAAACAAATGGACGAAGACATCGTATGGCAATCTACAATAACAAAGTCTATGGTAGAGGGTTGGACAGGTGATGAAATAGAGCTTCTAATTGCAGATCTAAATGACTCTGTACAATCAACCTACGAAGACTACAACATAAGAGACTGGGTGCATTAATGAAACCATATAAAGTAACTATACATGAACACCTAATCTATGACGTATGGGTACACGCAGATTCAGTAGCTGAAGCAGAGGAGCTGGCAGAAAACACCATCTTTGAGGATGACCGTTCTGGATGGGCTCAAGATCACGAAGCATGCTGGATTGACCTAGGAACTATCTATGATGAGAGTGGCGTAGAAGTAACTTGACCCAACACAAACAAATCGGCTACACTAATAACAGATGGGAGAAACATGGCAGAAAGTGAATCCGACCTGTACGACCTGGAAATAACATTCAAGGTCAAAGTTAAAAAGTGGCGTATCGATGACCAGGCAGATAAAGCTAACCGTGAGTGGTCTCTAAAGCTGTACGACCGCAACAAGGAGGAGTGGGTAAGGGTAATTGACCTGGACCGTCCTGGTGAGATGGCTGGCATCGTATCTATCGTACAAAAGTAAAAATCCCCCGGGGCGCAATCCGGGGGATTTGAGGGTGTGAACTCTGTTCTATGAGAGCTAACACCAGATAGTTTACACTATAAGGAGGATGAAATGTAATGTTGTTTGCAAATCCAAAGATAAAAAGCAAAGAGATTCGCAAGCTAGTGGCTGCATTAGAAGATGCAGGGCTTGAAGTATCTATAACTAATGGAAAACATCACGTAAAGGTTCTAAATCCAAAGACTAAGAAGGTGGTATTCTTTGGGTCACAGTCCTTAGGTGATCAAAGAGCAGGTAAAAATATACGACGAGATCTCAAAATAGTGGGGTTTCACCAAAATATACAACTATAGGAGCAAATAAATGGTTAAAAAAGTAAGCAGTGTGTTTAGTGCAAGTATCGTAAAGAACCAATCAAAAGGTGGTGCCTGGCTGGCAAGCATATCTATATTCGATGAGGGTATGGATAATATGCCTTACGATTCGTACCAAGCAGCATGGTCTAACGCATCGGCTGCAAAACGATGGATTAAGGAAGTGCTGCTAGCAACCACGCCACGTAAATCTGTAAAGATGTTACCTGGTTCAGAGTTAGACGCCAAGGAAAAGCCTGTTACATTTGCAGGCGCTATATCATTTAAGAGGAATGCATAATGGATATGGAAACAGTAGGTCCTTTTAAGACAGTCAATGACTTAATGAAAGAGCTCAATGAAAGCAATCCTGGAGGCTGTGATTGCGAGAACTGCAAGTGCAAAGATGAACCTACAGAAGGAGAAAGTTAATGCCTAGATACAAAATGCTATTCAATACAGAACGTAGTGGTGTACTTGCATTTGACGCTGATGACAGCGAGCATGCTCAAGACATATACGAAGGCCTAATCAACGGTGATATATACATCGAGGATTTAGACAATGCGTACGAGGACGTTGATGAAGCAAATACAACCTACTATGAACTTACAGACATATCAGGTAGAGTAGTCGCTAGTTAGTTAATGCAAACAAAAAGCCCCCGGCCGTAATGGTCGGGGGCTAATTTGTTTGTGTTGGGCGCGACTACAGGTCTTCTAGGTCGTCTAGAATTCCGTCTTCCAACTCATCTAATTCATCTTCATCGAAGTCAAAATCTTCGAATCCGTCTTCTAGATCTTCTTCGAAATCTTCATCGAATAGATCTGGGTTGATTTCATTTTCAGTCATTGGTATCTCCTTAGGCGTTGTCTCTGATCAGTTTTACTTCGCATGCATCTGTGGTGCAGTACGCTTCACCAATTGCGTCTGTACCTAATCCCTCATAGACTCCGGTGAAGTCAATCGGGAATAGTGTCATTGTTCCGCTCTCATACTCTTCTTCAGTGCTTTGAGTGTACGGCATTTGAGGATAACTATTTGGATCCATAGGCAAGAACGATACAGTCTTTAGTTGTCCGTCGTACATATGTAGAGCTGTACCGATAGCCTTGGCTTCAGTATCAGGATCAAAACTAATAGTAACAGATACAGAGTTATCTGACCAATATCGTTGAGCAGTAGCAGCAAGTGCCATCTTCTCATATATAGATACTTCTCGCTCTGAACGTACAGACATAGACTTTACTGGAAAGAACACAACTGAAGTTGTTTCTGGTGATTCAGATGCAGGTTCTACCCGGTACTTTGCCATCTTAAATAGTGGCAGCATTGGGTCGTTATTCCCAAAGCGAATAGTTCTAAGGAAATACTTACCTCCTGGTGTCCAGTGTACTCCAGGTGATTCTCCTGCCAGAATAGATACGGTTCCGGATGGCTTCACAGTTGTAGTCTTAATAGACTCACGGATACCAAGCCACTCTGAGTATGACTTATCATATGTTTGAACTGTCTTATACCCTTCATCCATCCAAGTACGTAACACAGGCAAACCACGTAGGTCTGCAAAGTTTGCCACACCTGACATTGAAGTACCAATACGGCGGTTACGCTGCATGATCGCGTTAGTCTCTTCCCAGTGAGTTGGCAAGAGGGTAACCGTCTTAGCATAGAGATAAGCAAACTTGAGAGTACGCTTGTAATCCTCTAAGTTGTCATGGCGGTTAAGGTAAGTCTCTACAAGAGTACAACACTCCATAGATTCCAGTGACTGTTCAGCGCAAGGGTTGTACCCTGCTGCACGCCAGTCTTTATTGTTCTCAGGATCTGATAGTCTTCCGTACTTACGTGTAACATCCATCCAAACTACTCCTGGCTCACCGTTACGTGCGATACCATCAATGATCTTAGATAGATCTGTACCTACGCTGGCCTCAACTGAGTTGTTTGACATCCAACCCCAACCTGGAGCTGCAGGATCATAGCTGTTGCGTTCTGGATATACTTCTGCATTCTTTAAGTTGAGAAATTCATCATCTTCAATACGACCAATTAAGAGCTCAGCTGAACGTCGTACGTTTCCGGAGACCACACACACTCCAATTAGGTTACCCAGATCTGCAATGTCTCGGCGGGTTAATTTTTCCCCTGCACGGCCATCAAAGATCTTAGAGATATAGTTGTGTAGTTTGATTAGTGGTTCTGCCCCTGCGGCTGTTCCTCCGAAGGTTTTGATTGGCGTGCCTGCTGGTCTAATTTCTTCGTAACGAAATACTGGAGCCTTTGTATCTGGTCGTAGGTAAGCATTGATGAGAGCGGATGTGGATTCGACCCATCCTTCTCTGGTATCTGGGATGACATGCTCTTCCCCTTTCTGTGGTTCGTAGATTGTAAATTCTTTATCGGCGCCCTTATCATCAAATCCAACCCCAACTCCCAGCATAGATGCCTCCATTAGGAAAGCAAACGGCTTGGCCGGATCTAGCTTAGTCATTGAGTTTGTAGATACGAAAGAACAATTCTGAAGTGCTGCAGAGTTTCTCTGAATATTAATAAGAGGCGTACCCATCATCCAAAGCCCACGGCCTGGTGGAGTCCACTTCAAATTAAATAGACGATCAAAGGCTTCTTTGGCTGAAGCAGCAGCTTTTGAGTCTGACCAAGGAAGGCGCTGGGATTTAGCGTGATCTTTTTGTAGAGAGTACATGCCATTGATAACCCGCTCACATACATCTACCCAAGTCTCCTTGGTTCCGTCCTCTTTAAGACGAGAGTATGTTCGTAGGAAGATAATCTCACCAACTGCATTGCCGGCGGCATCCTTGTATCCCCATGGAACTGGCTTTCCCCGGTATGCGTTTACGTATTCTTCTGTTAACTTGAATGAAAACAAGGTATATCCCTTTTCTACTAATTGGTCACTATTATCAGGTACTAGCCTTCTAAACTATCTCTTATAATTCTACTAGATTCATCCTCACTTATGCTACCTCCCGAGAGTTCTCTCAAGGTATTTGCCTTGTCCCCAAAGAGGGCTGACATAACTCCGCCCGAGGTTTGTCTCTCTACTGTCATCCTAACGAACTCTTTATTCTCCTCTAACTTCTTCACCTCCCCAATAATTTTGAAGAGTCGGTCAATCTCTTGACCAGTGTTAGGATCCGGGTATCCGCCGTTTAATTCTTCAGCAAAACGTGCAAAAGCGACTCTAGCGCCCTGCATTTCGATAATTGCGTTAAGTAAGGACTTTAATTGTTCCTTGGTTTTTACCTCTACTGGGAGGTTAAAAGCACAGCTGTTGTTAGGTTTGAAGGCCGGGCAATTGCTAGCAACGAAGCAAGTATTGCACTGACGGAAAGATGTAGATGTACTTTCTAGGATTGTTGCGTCCCTTACAACATCTCTTCCATCGGCATCTTTATCAATAATTGTCTTAGTTGAAACCCCAAAAACAGGTAGAGTTCTGATCTCTTCAGGCTTGCGTGGCGTAAAATCTTTCCGCACCTCAACACCCCTGTTATCAGGTTCCAACCCCCTAGTTTCCGCAGAACCTGCACTATCTATGTGCACACTGTTATCAGATAACTTCTCGTCATTTACGATAGTTAGATGGTTCTTTTTCTTTTCCAAGGACGCCTCCAGCTGCAGGTAGGACCATATAGCGAGGCGAGTTACCTCGTTACTATCGTCATTAATAATTTTATCAAAGTCTAGTCCAGCCTTCTCGATGATAGCTTTGTATCTCGGGCGTGCCTGGTCTTTCATCTTCTTTTGGTAGCGCACTAGTCTAGCGCCATCCCAGACAATTGTCTCGCCACGCATCATAGGACTTAACCAGGATAGAGTACTTGCCGTTGCCAAAGGAACCTGGCGTAAATTATCAGGCTTGGCACATGCCACCCCATGAAATTGTAGGTCAGGGAATTGACTTAAAAGTGCCCTTGTACGGGCTGCAAGGCTTGTATCGTCTTCTAGTGACTCTCCAAGTAAAGAGACGTTAGGGTACCTCTCTGCAAGGCCGTAGAGAGCCGTGTGACCTGTATCTTGGTGCCATACAGCAGAGAACTTATCCAGCCCAAAGTCTTCCCAAAACGTCCTACGTTCATGATTAATCCAGTTAGTACCTAGAACTTTAGAGTCAATCTCTGTGGCAAGAGTAATTCTGTCTTGGTTGATGACTAACCAGTCTTGATAGCTTGCGGCGTATTCCTCAAGCTCGCGCTGACTCAAATTAAGATCATTGAGTTGATGGCCCCCACCATCAATATAGATCTTAATATCTTCTGGGAATCGTTCGTCAAGCAAGTATTCTTTGGTCTTTGGGAGTCCACGCTTAACCAGTCGATAATAACTAACACCTATGTGCTTTACTCCGGCATCCGCCAGAAGGATCCTATGTGAGGGGACCTCTCCGCCCATAAAGACTATGTTCATTCAAATCTCTTTAATTGGCTTCCAAGGTGGGCGTCAAGTAGGGCATCTTTCTGACGCTCAACCTCAGCCCTCATGTCTTCCCAAGGTCGTACTTTGCGCGTTGTTCGTACAAATTTAGGGGAGGCAAATAGTATAGTTGTAACACCTAGTTGAAGCGCTTCCGCACAGCGATCTGCATCTGGGTCTATAAACAATTCAACGCGGCCTTTAGATCTAGCAATAGCTAGCTGGCGAGAACGTAAGTCTTGCCCCTCAAAGAAGTATCTATCATCATAGATATCTCCATAACCAATAATTAGGTTGGAGCGAAGCCAATGATCTGTATGCTCTTGAGACATATCTGAGCAGATTACAATACGGTAGTGCTCACACAGAACTCTGTATAACTTTACACCGTCGGGGATAGGATCCCCATTCTCCTTCATTAATACGCCTTCTAGTGAAACTAATGCTGTAGCCAATTTAATCCTCCGGGGTATTTTTCCTAACGCAAATGCATTTACAATCTTCTATATCACAAACACTATACTCTAAAACATGATTACATTTCCTGCAACTATCCACGAAGAGATCTCCTAATTAACGTATCCGTATTAGGAAGCTCCATTCCATAAACTTCTTGTTGCTGCTTAGAATCAGCAAGTTTTTTACGTTCTTTAATAGTTTTTAAAGCATTTAGGGCGCCTGAACGTTTACCTGCCTGCCAGCGGTAATTATTAAAATCTGAGTAACCAGCCCCAACTTTGCTAAAAGCAATCTTACGGCCAGAATGAATCTCATCAAAGAGCCCAACAGCCTGCTCCATTGCTAAATTAAGTTTACGTTCTGCGCTCACTCGGTGAGCAGGGTTAGATGCTGAACGAATTTCGTTTAAAGCATTGGAGTAACGATTTACATAGTCAGTAGCAGTACTGTGGTCTCGTTGAGCTTGTTGTTCCCAATCTCTACTGTATGGTGCCTGTGAAGATTGCTCTGGCTTAACTGTCCATGAGTCTGAAGTTAGATCATAAGCTGCGTAAGGATTGATATCTCTGATATCTGACTGTGGATTTACATAGTATGTAAGTTCATAGCCTTCCCAGTTAGAGGTTTTAGGCATCAACTCTTGTGTAAAACCCTCATTAAATGTGGATGCAATTTCTTGATCTGAATACCCTAAGAATTCTGAGTTAAGTTGTCTAAACATAACGTAGTTAATTCCAACTAAACAATCTAAGTCACCTGGTGATCTAGACGCTTCCCATTGATATGAGACACCAGATCCTGCAAGCCAAGCATGGGTCCATAGCTGTGGGCTTGTGTAGTTCTTACCCAAGTAATCAAACAGCATAGATAGAATGCCTGACTTTACCCAAGACTTTAGGTGATCCCCCTCAAATATATGGGGATCAAGAGTAGAAGAGGGAGAACTAAAGTAGGATGTATCGCCAGGTGTAATACCTGGGGCCTCGCCTAAATCGTCTAAGTAACTCATAGGCCTATTCTCCCTCTTCTTCGTCGTTACGTCTTGGCTTGCATAGAATTATTCTGTTGGTTTTGCTTCTTCTTTAGGAGCAAGTGCAGAAAGCTTCAAAGCTACGTATTCTGCAGCAGATTGTGCTTGAAGATCAATTAAGATCTCTGAGATATACCGGCGTACTTCTAGCATAGATGCTTCACGCTCTACAGGAACGTTCAGAACCTGAGTGTTTCGCTCTAAAAATACATCACCTGATTCTGAAACTACAATAGCGAAACCAAACTTAAGTTTCGGTAGTCCTGATGTGTCTGGCATGTTGTTGGTAGTTTCTTCTGACATGTTATCTCCCTATTTGTAAAGACCAGCAGCTTTGCGCTGTTGATCTACGACGTATGTTTTTGCTGGACAGAAATCACACAAAAATACTTTTGTGCTTGCAGACTTTGCGGCACTTTCAAGCCCCAAATCTTTTCTAATATCGTCTGTACCCTTAGGTATAAGACGTTTGTTCTTTGCTTGCCAATCTGGACAACCTTCTGATGGCCTAAGATGAAGATTAAAACACTTCATTGCATCGTCAAAGAATGTTGCTTTAGTAGTATAGTAGTCAGGATCAATATCCGCAAGTCCCCCACCAACTTTATTGCGTAAGTTCTCAATAATCTGTTTACGAACTTCTGGACGTGAATATAGTTTCACGCCAATCTTAGCTAAGAATCCGTTATGAGGAATTCCAGCAGATTCATGACGATCTATAAGTACCTGCAGTACTACATCGTCATCTGGATTACCTTCAAAGTCAGGTAACTCCTCAATTGTTTTGCAGTTGTAGCAATACAGCAAACGAAGCTTAGGACCATCGTCCTTAATTTCTGTGTATGTTCCTTGGTCGGCTGGTTGTGCACCGCCACCTAAAATAGGAATAGTCATTAGCCCCTCCTTGGGTTATAGGGAAGATATTCTACCCTATATCTATTCTACTCTATAGGAGGGGGGGTTTGTCCAGTTTGCTGACGGAACTCAGAAAGGCGTCCTTTGCGGGCCTCAAGAAACTTTTGTCTACGATAGTCTGGGTCTGTCTTGATACGCTCAATTTCACGCAATTTTGCAGCACTTTCATCTTGAGCAATAGCAACCCTATTAGCTGTTTCAGCTTCTTCCATTTTATCAAGTGCTAATACGCCTACATCACTCAACTTAGTTAGTTCACCATCGTCTGAGAGTCCGTAAGTATGTCGAGGATTTTTTGCTTTAATGTAGGAAGTAACTGAGTCTTCTGCCCCACCACCATATAGCTGTTGTGGGGTAGTAGTTGCAGTCGTACCTACGTTTGAAATTCTGTATGTTTGAGGGTCTATTGACTGAATATACTCTAAAGGTGTACCCTTAGCTGCTTCAGCTCTACGAACATGGGTAGCGGTAATTCCAAGCATGCTGCCTTGTTCCTCCCAATTAGGAACACCCTGATCTTTGAGAGTTAATACATGCTTAAGACGGTCTGCGTGAGATGCGCCTGGTGTCAGAGACCCTGTTTGATTTCTTCGTACTTCTCCTGGCGACATGGCAGATTTTGTAGGAAAATTCCAACGAGATACTGCAGTGTCTTTTACTTCTGTAAAATTAGAATCTGGGCGTACTCTTCCGCCATTTCTTTTTACATAATCTCCAAGCTCTTCAAGAGCAGATGTTATATCACTACCGCTAGTCATATCATCAAATGCTATACCTGGTCGTCGTGCAGTTGCCTCTTCAAGCGCAGTAGTTCTTGGTTTAGATGTGGCTGTATAAAAACCTTCAGTTTCACGACCAGAAAGAGCTTCAGCACCAGACATACCCAGATTTAGTAAATCACCCTCTGCACTAAGAGTACTATCTTTTTTAATCATATCTACCATCATGCGATGACGTTCTACTTGAGATTCGCTTATGATTGGTTTAAAACTAATTGCACTTGTTGAATCTTTTGCAAGTTTTTCACGAATTTTTCCTGAGTGGTATGCGCAAGCAGCCATCGGTACTTCTGGAACCCCTGTAGGTCGGTCATTTGCGTAAACAAGGTCACGTGCACGCCTATTCTCAGAGTGTGCGCCAGACGGATTTCCAAACTCGCAATGTAAATGTGGTGCACGGTTATGTGCACTACGAAGAGATATATCTCCGCCAGTTTCCATAGACTCAAGGGCAGTATTAGTTGTGTATTTGCTTGGATCTAAAGTAAAATGCTTGCTAAATGGTACATCTCCACCACCGGTAGTAGTTGCTGTTTGAGCAGGTGGACGTTGACGTCGTTTTCCTAATGGTGTTGAGATGGAAAAACCTGAACTAAGGTCATTGCCATCTGCATCTCGTAAATCAGAGTAGCTTTGAACACCAGTAGAACTATCTTCTGTGGTAGCAAGCTCGTTATTTAAATCATTTTCGGACAGCTCAGTAAACCCTGATTCGGGTTGTTTATTTACTTTCTCAATGTCCTTAGCCATTTTTACTTACCGTATAACTTACGTTCTTCAGGGTTATCTGACTTTTCGCCCTCTAATACAGGCTTAGAACGCAAAGGCTTAATTACTTTGCCATCCTTCTTACGAATATCTGACGGCTCGTCAGGAATACCACTGGCAGCAACTGCTGCCTCAATGTCTGCAGAAGAAACTACACCGGAACGACGTGGAGGACGATGCCCAGGAAGCAAGACCTGCTTACGAGATCTTGCTCTATCTTGAGGGCTATTCATCTTTGTCTCCTTTTGGAATCTTTATTCCAAATTGCTTTTCTGTTTCTTTTCTTGCACGGATTTCATGGGCTTCGCCAATCCAACTTACACCTTCTGGTTGCTTTTCTGTTGCTACAGACAAGTAATCTGGAACATGTCGTGAACCTTCTTGCATACCTTTAGACAATTGAGCTTTTCTACCTTCGTGTTCTTTCATTAATGATTCAAGATGAGCATCAAATCTAGCAGCTGCTCCGGGAGTCATTTTTTCTATTGGAACATTTGCTAAATCTTCTAAATGGCCATCGATAGTTTTTCCTCTAAGCTTATCTACAAGTTTATTTTTTGCTAGACGTGCTTGAACTTCAACATTAGTTGGCATTTTAATAACATTATCAGGGGCCTTTAACCCCCTGTGTGCAGGGTGTTTAGGACCTGGTGTGCCCATGTCGTCCATAACTACTCCTTGTTAAATTCTGTCAATCTGACTACGTCTATCGTCTTCTGGCCACTTAGATTTAGAAGATTCTTTATCCCAATCAATAGGTAATGCGCTTTTTTCTTTCATTGTTATTCGTGCATTCTCTTTATAATCAGGTTTCTTATGCATGTTTTTTTCTTTTGGACTTAGTCGTGGAGTGCTGGAAGGTGGGTTACCGGACTCACGCTTTGGTTTTGGTAGTGAACCTGTTGGTGCTCCTGCGCCTGGGCGTGGTGGTTTACGCGGTGGAACAAATTCAGATGCGGCTGTAGCACCATTACCTGCACGTGAAGCCCTTACCTGTATACGATCTCGTATATAACTACGAATTCCCATGTTAGTTACTAGCACCCATTTTGTTATTAAATGTGTCTGCTACATCTGTTGCTGGACGTGAACCTGTTGGGGCAGTCATTGATCCAGGCTCTACCATAGATGAGGCCTCTTGATCAATATAGTCATAGTTCCAATATGGGTTTAGTCCACGACGGTTAGCAAGAGTTAGGTCTTCGCCTGTACCCTTAGCAACCTCAGTGTTTGGACGAACCTTACGGTACTTACCGTCAGTTGATCCTGAGTTTAAGCTTGTATTTAATGAGCGTGATTCGTTAACGGCCATAATTAATTTTCCTTTTCCTTTTAATCGTCGCCGAGGTATCTCATGCGACTGTCGTCTGAAGGTTCTTTTATAACTCTCGCTTTTGGAGTTGGCTTTTTACGTTCTTCAGCTTCTGCCTCTTTAGCTTTTCTTTTTTCACGAGAAGCGTGCATATGTTCTTCATATGCCTTGTCCATCTTCTTAACATGTTCAGGATCTGGCTTACCCCAATTATCAAGGGCAGATTCATAATTAATATTGGGTACACCTGACTCTGTAGCACGTGAAGCCTTAACTTGCTTGCGATCCCGTATGTAACTACGAATTCCCATTATTTCTTTCCCGCTTTCTTTTTAGGAGCTGGTTTAGCTTTTGCTTTAGCCATAGCTTCGGCCTTAGCTTTTTTCTCTGGAGTCATGGCTTCCAGCTTTTTAACTTTGTAATCCATATCCCCACCATGTGGGTTTTTGACTTTACTCATAGTATAAGTATCCCCTTAATTTTCTCTACTGTCAAGCCTTAACCGGCCATGCCTCGTTTAGCGTGGTACTCATACTGAGAGTTCCTACAGCTAGGACATAGTTTACCACCTGCATATAGAACCTCTACAGGATTCATAAAGTGACCGCATTTAGGACAAATCTTACTACCTTGATAGATAGTTTCAACATTAATGTCTTCTTCCATTACCAGATCGATTCTGACATGTTACGGGCTGATCCTTGGTATGAGCCCTTCTCTCCAGTAAAGTCTACACGAGTTGGTTGGAATTCGTTGTTAACGTCCATTACATCCATAATACCTAGTTCACGTGTTCTGTAGCCATAACGTGGTGGGAACAATATAATTTGTGGTAGTGGTGGGCGAACAATATCTTGTAGCAGTTCTCCAGGCATTGTTGCAGCCTTTAGGGCACGAGCCATGAATGCCTCTTGCGCATTCGCAAACGGACCCATGTAATCATAGCGAAGTAAGGACGGTTCTGGCTCATCGCTTACAATGCTTCGGCCCTTGCTGTGATCGTATACGCCGTCTTGATTATCCATCGTGAGTGTGTCCGTCCCTTTCTGCAGTTCCTCGGAAAATTACCTTGCAGGCATTGCACCTAAAAGGCTTATGATTTGTCTCATAGTGCTCCCCCGCATTAGCTGCGGGCATTTGATCCTTGCATGTAGGGCAAGTATGATCTTTGAGAGATGTAACTAATCTTCCAGATTGATGGATCTCAGCTTGGGGAGTTTGTTTTTTATAAAACATGTCATGTACAAGCTTTTTAGGAAAGTGTAGGCGTGTTCCTGCAAGTCCGTGAGGTACACGAACATATGGAAATGCCTTCAAATTTTCCGGAATATTTTCTTCGTCACCTGCTGGAGCTTGTCCCGGTATTGGTTTTGTACGACGAATTACAGATTTTGTTCCTGAATCTGTCATACCAAATAAAGCACCTACTTCAGCTGTAGTGTAACAACCGCCTACTTCATTACAATCGTGGCCTGGCATAGAAACTTCCGGTAGGCGATTGCGTCGTTTTTGATTACGACTCTCACCCATTTGCATCTCCTTTGCCCCTATAAAAACCGGCATTTCTTGTAGCTTCTTCAATCTTTACAAGTTTACGCTGATTGCAGCGGTCACAGCCAACACCGTGACCTAAATCTAATTTAAGAAGTCTCCCCATGCGCGGGTGAGTTTCTTTATTGTCGTGTTGTTCTTCCCAGTCGTAATTGTATGGATTTCCTTCGTAAGACATTATTGCCACCTTGGTTTTAAATGCTGGAAGTACTGTGCTGTGCGTGGATTAAACTCAGCCGGCACGTTAGAAGAGATGTTTGCTTTACCGTCATTTACTAGGTGTGGGGCTGGGACAAGATCCACCTCTGGTGTATAACGCTTTGCAACCATGGTTAAGCCGCCATCATTATCCATCATCTTATAATTTTTAGGGTTAATTCTACGATCTGGCTCTAAATTTTCTGGCCACATGTACTGAGCAGGATCGATGCGCTCACCTTTGTGAACACCTCGTTGGTATGCTCGTTGGTTCTGGCGATTCTTTAATGAATCTAAAACTGTATCAGTTCCGTTACCTCTATCATCACGGCGTGAACGAATTGTTCCTAGGTAACCATCTGGGTATTCAGCTTGAGGAGCACGACCTACACCCATACGGGCAAAGTCCATACTGCTTCGTGGGATTACAGGCGTGCCTCCACCACCGGTGGTTGTATAAGCACCGATGTAACCGCTGGCTCCTAGATACTGCCAGTTTTGATGTGATGAAGGCATGGCTACATAATACCGTGAAATGCAAGAGGCCGGAGGGGTTAACCTCCGGCCTATTACTATTAAATGATGTTACTTTTTAGCACCGATGCCAATAGAAGTGTCCTTAGGATTAACAGCCTTAGCTAGCGGACCAACAAGTCCTGCGATGAAAGCGTTAGCCAAGATCTTTGGATCTGTAATACCAGACATGTACAGGGCCGCTACTGCAGATGCCGCTGCTCGTAGGTAAGTACCTAGCATTGCCTGAAGTTGTGCTTTAGTCATTTATTCCTCTTTCGCTTTGGTTGGGACCCAGTAAAGGATCTACTACTAGTATACAGCGAAAGGTTATAGGGCTGCAACCCCAAGATCACGTATTAATTCATTGTAAGGCACACGCTTTCCGTAGTAATCTACCTCAAAAGTATCGTAAAAAGCAGACTTAAAATCTTTTGAATGCAGGGCACCGTAAAAGTCATTACAGGCCGTATCACTTGCGGAAGCTTGATCAACAAAACGAGTTAAGGGACAAGCCCAGTTATATAAATCATCAGTTAAATAGGCTTTATCTTTCATGTTTTTTATAATTATTTCAAGATTTTTTGAGTTCTTACCTACAATATAATTACAGTTATTATATTCAAGCGGGCCTGACTGACTAGTTGCTAAAAGGTCGTGGTCACACTGTAAAGTATCAAGCATGTAGTCTAGGGGAACTTGACATACCGAGTCCATATCTGCGTATGCTCCCCCATATTTATAGGTTACTAAGTATCGCCATATATCTGCTTGAGTTATAAAATTTAATTTCTTATAGTGGGTATATAGTACTGGGTCTTCTGTTTTTACAAACTCTTCCCTATCTATATGATTAACGTACCTGTACTCCCAGGTTGGATTTAGATTTATCCAGGTTTGAGTTACTTGCCTTAAATGTTCTGGCAGTTCTTCATATAGGTAGTTATGTGTTTGCCAAATTATTTTAGGTACATCTTTAGGCATAATAAGCCTACTTTGACTTAGCCATATATTCGATAAGAAGATCATACATATGATCTAATTTTCTATTCATATCTGATCGTTTTGCGTCTGCTTCGTTAATGCGAGATTCTAATCTTGAAATTTGATCTTTCATTGATGAGCCTGAATTTGGTTTAAGTTCGATCAAATAATGCTTTACAAGAAACTTAATACCGCCTGCCATAATACCGACTATAGTCAGAACACTTAATACTAATGCTACCCAGTCTTGTAACGTCATGTAATCTCCGGAAGTTGTAGTGACAATGTGTAAACTATGGCGTATAAAATACACCGTGTAATGCTAAACTATGATCATAGTAAGAAGGAGATCATTGATTGAGTAAAAAATTAAGAATATTTGCAGCCTTCCTGATGTCAACAGGTTGGCTTTTTGTTGTACCGACAGAGGCACAAGCAGCAGAAGGATTAACTGCTCAAGTATATAGTGTGCAGGGTCAGAACAACGCTCCTTATATTCCTCAAGGAGCGTCCCCTATACTAACAACAAATGTACCAAACATTAACTTTCAATGGGGTTCCGGCAGTGTTCTTGGGGGACCATCAGAAGATGTAATTGTCGTATTTACGGGGTCAATACGTAGCGACGTTACCCAAAACATATCCTTTTTGGCAATAGCAGACGATGGAACTAGACTTTATATTGATGGTGCGTTAGTAACAGACGACTGGTTTGATAAGGGTGGAGGGGGAACGACAAGTTCTCCAATACCCTTTACAGCAGGAGTTACAAAATCTATACAGCTAATGTATTATGAAAATGGCGGTGGAGCAAACGTATTTTTGCACTGGGATCAATCTGGGTCTATGGACATTATTCCAGCGTCAGCATTTACCTCCCAAGCAGCACCAGTAGCTAAAACAATAGGGGCACCAAGAAATCTTACAGTCGTTGATGGTGCAACAGCAACTGTCTTGACTTGGGAGGCTCCCAATACTGGCAACACTCAGCCAGAAAGATATGCTATTTCTTTTAGCGCCGATGGCGGTGGCTGGGGTATTGCAACAGGAAATGTTGGAGATGCCAATGCTCTTAATACAACTATAACAATTCCCCATTCAACATTAGAACAACTAAAGCCAAGTGGTACTGTTTGGTCCTTTAGTATTAGATCAGACAATGACACTTTGGCTCTTTATTCTGAAAGTTCAAATGTTGTAACTCTTAAAATTGGAAAGACCGCAGAAGAGATTGCCGCAGAAGCAGCAGCCGCACAAGCTGCCATTGATGCGGAGAATGCGAGACTTGCAGCAATTGCTGCAGAAGCTGCCAGAGTTGCTGAAATAGCAAGATTGGCAGAAGTTGCTAGACTAGCAGAAATTGCTAGACTTGAAAGAGAGGCTGCCGCATTGTTAGCAGCCCAACAAGAGGCAGCACGTTTAGCGGCAGAACAAGAAGCAGCAAGACTTGCAGAATTAGAACGTCAACGTTTAGCAGCAATAGAAGCTGCACGTATTGCGGCGGAACAAGAGGCAGCACGCTTAGCAGCTATTGCAGCGGCAGAAGCAGAAGCGGCACGGCAAGCGGCAATTGCTGAAGCAGCACGAATTGAGGCAGAGCGACAAGCAGCTATTGCAGCAGAGAACGCCCGATTAGCTGAAATTGCTCGCCTAGCAGCAATTGCTGAAGCGGCTCGCGTTGAGGCAGAGAGAGTAGAGCAAGAGCGTCTTAATGAACTAGCAAGAATTGCAGCTGAAAAAGCAGAAGCAGATCGTATAGCAGCTGAAAAAGCTGCTGCTGAAGCAGAAGCTGCACGTATTGCTGCAGAAGAAGCAGCAGCTAAAGCTGAAGCTGAGCGCATTGCTGCCGAGGAGGCAGCAGCTAAAGCTGAAGCCGATAGAATAGCGGCAGAAGAAGCAGCAGCTAAAGCTGAAGCTGAGAGACTTGCGGCAGAAGCAGAGGCAAAAGCTAAAGCAGAAGAGGACGCAAGACTAGAGGCTGAAAGAATTGCTGCAGAAGAGGCGGCAGCAAAGGCAGAAGCGGACCGAATTGCAGCCGAAGAAGCGGCAGAAAAAGCAGAGGCCGACAGAATCGCAGCTGAAGAAGCCGCTGCTAAAGCTGAGGCTGACAGACTTGCTGCAGAAGAAGCAGCTGCGGAAGCCGAAGCTAATAAGTTAGAAGCAGAAGCAAAGGCAGAGGCAGAGCGTTTAGCGGCTGAGGAAGCTGCAGAAGAAAAAGCTCTAGAAGATGCCGCTGAAGCCGGAACTTTGACTGAAGAACAAAAAGAGATTGTTGTAGACAAATTAATTGAGAATCTTGCTCCTGGTGAGGCCCTTACTGCAGAGGATATACAAGAGGCTGGTATTGAGTATAAGGATCTTCCACCAGAGACTCCTGTCGAGGTTAGGCAGGATGAAAATGGAAATGAAGTTATAATTACAGCAGACGTTGCTGCAGCCCTTGTATTATTAGAGAACCCTGCAGAATTAATTGGCGCAATATTTGATGACCCTAGTCAAGCCCTTCAAGCACTCGGAAGTATCGGTGCGGATATGAGCACACAAGAACGTGAAGAAGCAACCGATATGGTTGTTGCAACAGTTATTGCAGCAGGAGCTGCGATGAACGCTGTTGCTGCAGCGGCAGGAACTACAGGTGGAACCACATCCGGTGGATCTACAGGTGGTGGGGGCGGAGGAGGAGGCGGAGGCGCCTCTGGACAATCAGGATACAGGAGAAAACCGTGAGAGTACTAAGAGATATGGTTGACCAACTATGGACATTGTTAGGCATGTTTATTGCCTGGGTTGTTCTTGATGGGTCTGCAAAGACCGTAGTTGGTTACGCAATCATAGGAACACTATTTGCATGGGCAGTTACTTATCCTCTACGTAACCCAAAGGATGAAGAATGAAATCAATCGGAAATATTTTATTGAGAATCATAGCTGTATTTGCAGCTAGTGGTTTATCAGTTATTGGTGCTGGTGCTATTGCAGGTGTAGACACACTTACAGCAGTAACAGTTGCCGGACTTACAGCCGTCGCAGCAGTCGTAGAAAAACTAGCTCGTGGCTTTATGAATGACGGAAAGCTAGATCTAGAAGAGATTAACTCAGCGTTCTCTGCAGTTGATACTAAGGCTAAGACTGAGTCTGACCTAAAGGTTGAAGCTAAGCAGAACGGTACAGATATTTTAATCAGTTCAGCAGGCGCTGTTTCTTACGCAACAGCAGTTGCAACTAAGCCTGAGGGCGAAGTACCCGCAGAACAACCAGTTGACGAAGATTGGGACAAAGACTAATGGCAGATAAAGGAACAGCAGCTAAACTCATTGAAGTTGCTACAGCAGAGCTAGGTACCATCGAAGGTCCTAAAGATAATGAAACAAAGTACGGTGCTTACACAAAGGCTAACTTTCAGCCATGGTGTGGTTCTTTCGTAAACTGGTGCGCTAACGAAGCTGGAGTAAAGGTACCTAATACCGTTTACACACCAGGTGGTGCAGCAGCATTTAAGAAAGCCAAAGCTTGGATTGATGGAGACATTGCAGACCCAGATGCTGGAGATATCGCCTATTTTGATTTCCCATCAGATGGTGTAGACCGTATCTCTCACGTTGGAATTGTTATCAAGGACAACGGTGATGGAACTGTTTGGTGTATTGAAGGAAACACAAGCCCAGATGAAAAAGGAAGCCAGCGAAATGGCGGACAGGTTTCAAAGAAGCTTCGTGCCTACAAGAAGAACCCTAAGAAGGTTCAAATTTCTATCGTAGGTTTTGGTCGCCCTAAGTTTACTGGAGCTGTTACAGCACCTGCTGCCCCAGCTAAGTGCCCTACTTGCGGTAAGTAATTACAAATAAGAAAGCCCCCCAATTACGGGGGGCTTTTTTATTGGCCTGATGGCTAGGTAAAGTGCAGAACAAGTTACGCTAGTGGAGTACCAAACTTATCAACCGTTGAGTGAATCTCTTCACCACGGTACATTGTCTTACCTTTATGGATATGAACTTGGTCAAAGTGGAAGCTATCATCATCCCCGTCTTTGTAGAAGATAACGCTTACACCCTGTTGCCAATTTTCAAAATACTGTAGTGCTTGCCCCTTAACATCAATACCACCTTTAACAGATGGGACAGCTCCATCCACTCGGCAGAGGCATCCAGGTGAAAAAGAGACACTCTTAATTGCCTGATCACGATCAAATACCGTCTTACTCTGTTGTTCCATACGATGTGTATGGCCAAAGAGCGTGGAAATATTCGGATTTGAATTTGCGTATTGCGCAGCCGTAGAGCCAGAAGAGTTAGCCCTGTCACCGTGCATAGCACGAAGACGCTTGTTAATCCAATGCGCAGCAGCTGGGTATCCATCGATGAACTCAACTCCCAACTCATCGCAACGTAGTAAGTTTTGTAGGCTTAGCACAGGCCAAGCATCTGGAATGTTTGCTACTTTAATACCGTAAGCAGCAGCAGCGTTAGTGTTAATAAAGCGATTGAGACGCTTGTCATGATTACCTTCAAGAAGGATAATTCTCGCATCCACGCCGGCATTAGCACGCTGCTCAGCAAGAAAACGATGACCACGATTAATAGCAAGCTGGGCAGTGTGAGCAAAATTAGTCTCCTGTTCGTAGGTTCCGTACATAGGGAGATCTAAGAAGTCTCCCAAGTTAATAACTTGTGTAAGAGGATGACCGTGATCTAGATCTACGATCTGTAAAGCTACATCCATAGCAGCCTCATCATGAAATGGGTCTAACGTGCCATCTTCATATTTGCGATAACCAATCTGTGGATCGGGTAACGCAACAGCAACTTTCCAGTCACTGCTTATAAGACCTGTTGTACGAATCTTTGGCTGTATCACTACAGGCTCTGCATGTTGTACAGGTTGCCAGGCCGGTCCTTCGCTCCATTTTGGAGAAAGGATAATCTTTGTATCGTCAGGGTTGTTAGATAGGCTAACCTTGCTAACCTTACCAACATCTTCTGCAGTTAATCCGTTGTTCTTTAGCAGCTTCTCAATAGAATTTAATGCTGAGTCTGCTTTGGCATTATTGTATGCATCTTCTAGCGACATGAACAGTTCCCATTTCTGTGCTCTTTGAGCGACGTTATACCGAATGTTGCACCTGCAGATTTGTACAAACTATGAAGGCTTCTAGTTGAGAAATCGTCATCGTTTAAAGAATTTTCAAAAGCTGTGCGATTGTTTTCGTCAAGGGAAATAGACCAGGCACCAACTACACATTTGCCTGCTACAAAGGTATTTTTTTCTTTTGCTTCACTATACAAAGCATCTAAACTCATTGCGCCTCCAAAGTAAATAATAGAGGCTTAAATTAATAAGCCTCTATTATTATTCTACTACAATTTAGTAAGAAGTGCCAACTCCTTGGCCAAAGCTTTGTGTGCTTCGAACCACTGATGGTGACACGATACGTCCATTAGCCTGTGTTAAACCTGCTGCTGGATCTGTAGGCTTCATGTAAGAAGCCTTGATTGAATACGCACCGCCCTTGCGTTCTCCACCAGGTGCAATAGGCTCGTTTACACGATTTGCCTTTGTTCCCATAGCGGTTGGGTCGCCAGCTGCAGTGTTCTTCTTAGGTACAAGAGTACCTGCCTCTGGTGAAGCAGAAGGAGAAGTAAACTTAATTCCTTCTTTACCCATTGGGGTACGACCTTGTGCGGCCATACCTGCTAGAGCTGCGTCTTGATCTGATTTTGCCATTTTGATACCTAACTGTTAGAGATCTCTCGGTATAAATGATATATTAATTTACTGAGATAGTAAAGACTATCGCAGAAATACTGCCATCACGAGACTCTACTGTGGTGAAGCCTGGTCTGCATGTCAGATCCAGTCCTCTTGGGGCCACATAGCCTCTTGCAATTGCAATTGCCTTTACTGCCTGATTTACTGCAGATGCTCCTACAGCCCGCAGTTTAACCTGCGGCTTTTCATATAGAGCGTGTGCAATAGCTGATCCTACGGCTTGTGCATTAGATCCGGCACTTACACGTAAGAATTGTTCTTCTTGTTCTTGTTCGGTCACGGTTTGTAGTCCTTTAGGTTCGATTTATGATCGCCCACCTAATAGACTATATTACGGTGTATCTCCGTATCCCGCTGCCCTAAGTAGAGAAACAAAATCTTCTAGTCTAAGGAGTGTCACCCATTCCCCAATAGAGGCCTCTCCCTGCCCGTTTAAGCGCAGTACAGCTACAGGTAAGTCTTTTCCATTATGACGTTCCTTTAACTGCTTTATTACGGCGCTAGGATTAAAATCCTTGCGTGCTTTTACTTCCCAGTCAATCCCGATTGTTCCAGTAACATCAGTACCACTACGACCAGCACCAGTGCTCTCAGCAAATGGAAACCCATTTTCCGCCAAGTAATTTGCCACAACTTTTTGTGATCTATATCCACGATGTTTCCTACTCTGACTAGGCATGAGGCTCCCCTGTGATTGCCTCCCACACTTCTTTTGCAATCTGCTTACGCAGTTCTTCTTCACGGTACTTCCACGTCTTTTCTACGTGCTTAATACCAACCTCTTCATCTGTAAATAACTGTAGTTGTTCCCAGGTCATGTGTTGAATCTCCTAGTTCTTGATCTCATTCCACCACCATCTGATGTACGTCGAGTAAGCTCACGAGATACAACTTGTGAGTCTCTCTCGACATTGAGAGTTCTGGTTTCAATTAGTTTACGAAAAGCGTACTTAATGTCTAACTCATGCTGTAGATCTTGGATATCTTTGCTAGATGCGATCTGCGCCTTAATTAACGTAATACGGTCACCTTTTGCACCAGTCCAGTTGCTAAGCATACTAGCTGCTTCTGCGTTGTCCAGGTTTCGTTGTGCTTCTCTCTCATTGATAATAGATAGAGCCTGTGCGCCAGATAGATGATCATTCCACTGGGTAAACTGAACAAACAAATCCATAAGACCTTCGTCATCTAGCTCTGTAATATCTCTAGGAAGTACAGGGATATCATATTCTGGCTTGACGGTAAGTGAAAAACCTAGCTCGTTTAGTGATGCTAGTACATCTCTGCTTATGCTCATTTTTCCTCCTTGAATGGTGCGCATCGTTCACAGCCATTTACAGAATTAATACTACAAACTGGTGGGCGGTTATTGTCTACGGCCCAAGCTACATCTAGTGCCTTGTCAAAAATTTCTTGTGTAAACTCTGGGTTGTATTGTACTACAAATTCCTTATAGTCTTGATTGGCTTTAAGTTCATAGATAAATACAATTTCTTTAGGGGCATTAGGAAGTAAGCCTTCTTCTACCATTAGGTGGCAAAGATGTAGGTATACCTGGCCCTGCAAAAGGTGAGAACGAAAAGGTGTTTTAATATTTTTCCAGGCTTTTTCTAGATCATTGTCTGATTGCGCAAGTAACGCAGGAGCTTCAAAACGTAGAGTACCTACACCAACAGACTTAATCTCAATTAGGAAATCGTCTCCAAGACCTTTCACCCAACCATCAGCGTGTCCGCTTATTTTATGCTTAGCACTGCGTAGCGGTACTTCGGCGTAGTCCACACTCTTATGTACATCTTTAGACACGGCCCAAGAAGTACCTGTAGAGTCTGACCACTTGCCGTATAGAACACCCATTTCTTTTAACCAATTTTGCCACTTAGCATGGATAGTATGACCTTCAGCAAAGATAGATGCTAGGCGTAGAGCAGGCTTTTCACGCACCTCTTTATAGTTACCAAGAAGTGCATGGTATTGAGCTAACGCACACCACTCCGGTTTAATAATATCAGAAGGGTGTATGACCTCCATATTGCGGGAATCAAAGGGCTTAGATAGAACATGACGCTCTATAGCACCCATCAACCGTGTTTCTCTTTTACTTGTGCTAAGAAACTTTTTAAGTTCTTTACTCTCTAGAGTCCTCGGTTTTGCCATATTTCATACCCTCTTTCTCAAGCCATTGGTTTAAAGTTAAACCTTTTTTCTCATACTTACGACGTGCTGCATTACGTTCTCTGTGGGACATGCCACCAAAAATTCCATGCTGTTCATCATTAAGTATAGCCTCTTTAAGGCATTCTTTGCGAACCGGGCAAGCTGGTTGCCCGTCCTTGCCCCAACAGATTGCCTTTGCAGCATCTGCTATTGGCTTATACAATTCTTTATCCCGTGGTGGGAAAAACAACTCTGTGTCTACCCCTCTACACTTAGCTTCATATCGCCAAGTCCAGGCCGGGTCATCACTATAACGCACTATTCACCTCTTATTGAATTACGTAATTCAAAGAAATCCTCCTCTAATAGAACGACGTAATTCTCACCATCAAGGTGCAACCCTAGCACAGGCTTGCGACTGTCTAAAATTGCTTCGGTTGTAATTTTTTTTAAAACCTCTGACTTAATAGTCACAGATTTCTTACCGGTCCACTTATGTTCAATAAGGAGTTCGTCATCTCTAACGTCACCCTTACGTGACCAAAAAGCTCCGGAGGCAGCACTGCGCTGGCCACCCGTAATCTTTTGCAATCGTTTTTCATGCTTTAACGATTGTTTTTGTCCTTCACTCTTCATCTGTACTTAGCATCAATACTGGAGCAGACTTTAATGTATCCATTACTGCAGCAGTGAGCTCAGATCTTAGATCAACTTCTTCACGAAGAGAATCAATAAGAGCCTGCGATCCCTGCCACTTACGGTCGTTATAGTACATCCAGCCACCACGACGATCTACAATTCCGTTGAGGATGGATAGGGCAACAATTTCCTTACCGGAATCATAACCCCCAGCGTCAACTGGTCCTCCGTCAGAGAAGTAGAAGTCGAGGTAGGCTGTCTGCTGTGGTGGATAGGTCTTGTTCTTAATTGTGCGGACGCGGATTGTTTGCCCCACACGGCGCTTATCCTGTCCAGTGCCCACCTCTAGCCATTCGTCACGCTTTACTTCACAACGAACGCTATACGCATAATCTTTACCAAGACCACCTGGAGTAGTACGAGGATCGCCGTGCATAACGCCGATCTTCATACGGTATTGATTGATCATCATGCCCAATACTGGACGTTCTGATTCAATCAAATCTCTTTTAGTAGCTGACGCTACTTTTCGGAAGAACTTGTTGGTGATGAGGGCCCCTCGTCCAACGGTGAATTCATCCATTTCTTTCTCATCCTCTGCTCCAGGAACCAAGGCAGGAAGAGAATCAATAACGACCATATCCACAGCTTTGCTTTCCATAAATTTAATAACCGCTTCATACGCATTCTCCATACTATTAGTCTCAACAAGGATAACTCGCTCAGTTACAACGCCACAGAGCTCGGCGTACTTTGAATCAAAATCCTCTGCAGCAATCCATACAGCAGTAAAATTTGGGTTTACTTTTTGATTAGCAGCAATAGTTCTTAGGGCAAGAGCTGTCTTACCATGTGATGCCTCACCCACTAACTCTACCCAACGATTCATAGGCCATCCCCCACCTAGGACAACGTCTAACGTTAAAGAACCTGTAGTGATACGCTGGGTTGTTACAACGTTATTAGCAGCAACTACGGTATTTGCACCATACTTCTTGTTTAATTGAGCGACTACTTTCAGTGCCTCTGCGTTAATAACTGCCATTATCCTATCCTATCTACGATTGTTGTTGGATTAAATCCTGATGTACCTACTTGTTTACTAGGTGTTGCTGGTCCTGAAGAGGAACTTGGAAGTCCACTTCCAGTAGCAGACTGTATAACAGGGTACCCGCAGTCGTAGCAACGCATACGCTCTGTACCTTGTGGTGCAAAATAATTACCAGACATACAATTTGGGCAGGTAGCTGAGCTACGTGAACTTACAGCCTTGCTTACTAGTTGATCTTGTTCAGGATCATAATCTACACGTACTGTAGGTTGGTTTGTAGTTGCCTTGTACACATTTCCTGGTAGAGGACCTGTAGCAGGAGTTGAAACTCCTGTACCTTTAGTGCCAAGTTTATTTGCCCACCAATCGTTACTACTCATAATCTACCATTTCTACTAGCCCTAAGTTAAACAATGTTGAAACACAAGATAAAGAAGATGACAAAGCAACTAACCTAAACAACTTAGTTAAATCCGCTACCTCATCTACTTTAATTTTTGCTTCCTCATCAGACTCTTCTAACAAATACGCTGAGGTAGCAATCTTAGACATCATGTCGGCGTGAGAATCTATAAATGGAATAAGGCTAGCAAAACGTTCTAAACGTTCTTCACTTGCTTGTTCTTCCATATCAGCAACTTCATCAGAAATTGGCGGCAAACCTAAAGCGTTTGCAATATCTTCTGTTGGCATAAGCATTGAGTCGTAAATTACTTGACGAATAAGTACAGGCAAAGGTACGGTCTCTACAGATATCCGGTCTTTCTTTTTTCTACGGAACACTACTTAGCCTCTCCCCAACGGGTTACAGTCTTTACATCTGCTAATAGCGGAATGCTAAGAGCGTTAATACCTTCCATTGCTTCACGAATAGCTGCTTCTGTCTCCTCAATTAAATGATTTGGAGAGATAGTTACCAACTCATCGTGAATAGTCAAGATTAGGCTTGACCCTTCAGGTATAAGTTTATGTGCCCTAATCATAGCAAGTTTTATGAGATCTGCTGCAGACCCCTGGATTACCGTGTTAAACGCCTGTCTTTCAGCCCTAGAACGCTCCCAAACCAAGGAAGATCTAAGCTCAGGTAGATAACGGCGCCTGTTCATATAGGTCAATGCGTAAGGTACTGGACCACGCCTACGGCTCTCAGTCACTACGTGCTTCTTGTATCTAGCCACTGCAGGAAATTTAGCCACAAAACTATCTAACAATTCACGTGCCTCTGCAACAGAACAGCCGATGGATGCAGCAACTTTGTCAGGGCCAACACCATATGCCAAAGACAACACAAGTTGCTTTCCAGCTTTACGATCTACGCCCATAGTGTTACCTACAGTTGTATAGATGTCTTCTCCGTTTAAATATGCTCCACACATAATTCTATCCTGGCTAAAGGATGCAATTACTCGTGGCTCAATCTGAGAGTAGTCTGCAACAACAAGAGAGTGTCCCTCTGGAGCAACGAAAAGATTTCTAATCGCTTTCCCGTTTACAGTGTGCGGAGCCGGCACGTTCTGTAAGTTTGGATTGCGACTAGAAAATCTTCCCGTCTCTGCGCCATATTGAATAAAGTCTGTGTGGATACGTCCATCAAGAAGCAGACTTTTCTTTGCAACCGTCTTTGATTTACCAAGAAGGGTGCGTGTAATATCCCCACCTAAGTAAGGAATAACATAAGTAGTTAATAACTTATTTAGATCAGAATAGTTGAGAAACGCATCTACAAGAGCATCTTTTCCTGCAAACATTCTTAGTGCAGGTTCTGATACCGAATAGTCAGATACCGTTGATGGGGTGCCGGATTCCATGCGCTTCTCGCCGGCTGGTGTAAGAACTTTAGGGCGTAGTCCACGTCCGCCTTCTTTTTTACTAGAAAACAAAAGCTTTTGCTTTTCTGGAATACTATTAATATTAAAAGCTTTTCCAGCTAAACTGTAGATATCTCCCTTAGTAATTTCTAGTTGTAACTCTAGGTTATCTTTTAGCTTTTCTAGCTCTGCTACATCTATATCTGCACCACGTAACTCCATGCTACAGATAACATCTAAAACATCCATCTCAAGGTTAAACACGCCACGTAGGCTGTCAACATCTAATTGCTCCGAGTACTTGTTCCACAACTTCCAAGTCCACTCTGCGTCTAGAGCAGCATAAGTTGCTACTTCCTCAAAAGAATAAACCTCTACTTCTTTACCTACACCTTTAACCATGTTGTAATCAAACTCACGCTTAAGGCAGTCATCTAGACCAAGGCTGTTACGATTTTGTGTATTAAGAATAAATGCAGCATTGAGTGTGCAAGCATATGGTTGTGCAGGAAGTGTGCCAAGATACTTGGTTACACTCTGTAAATCAAACTTTAGATTGTGGCCAATCTTTACCTTATCACTAGCAAACAAAGGCTTAAGAGCCTTAAAGACTTCTCCAGGAGTTAACTGTTCTGGACCTTCTGTAAAGATCTTCTTGGCTTTCTTTTCATCTTTGCTGTAATCAGAAGCACGCAAAGGTAAGCCCTTAATAATTCTATCTTGCGCAGACGGAAGAAGTGGGTATTCTGTTCTAATGTACTCACCATTAGGGTGTCCCATAGGAATAACATCTACGCGGTCGTGGGTTGCAAATGCAATCCACATAACAATATTTTGACGTGGGTCTCCACGGTGATCGCCTACTGTTTCAACGTCAAATACAAATGCGTCTACTAAATCGT